AATTTTTATTTCTTCCCTGGTAATCACGACTTGTATTATAAAGACAAGCGAGATATTCACTCAGTGGAGTTTGGAAAATATATCCCTGGCATTACTGTTGTTCACGAGCCTACCACTATTGGTAACGTCACTTTGTGTCCCTGGCTTGTTGGGGAAGAATGGAAAAGCCTAAAAGGCTCTAAGAGCAAATATATCTTTGGACACTTTGAATTGCCTTTATTTTATATGAATGCCATGGTACAAATGCCAGATCATGGCGAACTTAAAGCAGATGATCTGCGTGGGCCCGATTATGTATTTTCAGGTCATTTCCACAAACGTCAACAACAAGGCAATGTAGTTTATATCGGCAATGCATTTCCACACAATTATGCAGACACATGGGACGACGAACGCGGCATGATGATTTTAGAGTGGGGTAAAGAACCTGTATATTACACATGGGGTCAACAGCCTACATTCCGTACACTAAAATTAAGCGAATTAATCGACGGCGCAGACACTATTATTAAACCTAAACAGCATTTGCGAGTTACATTAGATATCGATATCAGCTATGAAGAAGCTAGTTTTATTAAAGAAAAATTCATGACAGATTATGATATTCGAGAATTAACTTTGATTGCTGAAAAGAAAGATATAGAAATTAATACTAATATTGATATACAGTCGTTTGAATCAGTAGATCAAATTGTTAGTAGTCAGATTATTAACATTGAAAGTGACACTTACGACAAGAATACCTTGTTAAGCATTTATAATAGCCTATGATAAAATTAAAAGAAATTGCATCAAAGAGTGTTTTGAAAAAGGCTTAAGGCCGCAAGAAGCGGCGCAAGTTAGCAATCTTAGAATGCTACCTTGGAAGGATAATTTAATGAGGCAATATGGCAATTAAACTAAAAGAATTAACGGTAAAAAATTTCATGAGTGTGGGTAACCAGACTCAAGCTGTAAACTTTGCACAACAAAATTTAACATTGGTCTTAGGTGAAAACTTAGATCAAGGCGGAGATGACAGCGGAAGTCGCAACGGTACAGGCAAGACAACTATAGTAAATGCACTTAGTTATGCCCTATTTGGCAATGCTTTAACTAACATTAAAAAAGATAATCTTATCAATAAGATTAATTCAAAAGGCATGTTGGTTACACTAGCATTTGAAAAAGATGGCATAGATTATCGTATTGAACGTGGCCGTAAACCAAACATTCTTAAATTTTTTGTAAACGATCAAGAGCAGGAAACCGTAGAAACTGATGATGCTCAAGGTGATGTAAGAGAAACACAAAAAGATTTAGACGATCTGATCAGTATGAGTCACGATATGTTCAAGCATATTGTAGCATTGAACACTTATACAGAACCATTCTTAAGCATGCGGGCTAATGATCAACGTGTAATCATCGAACAATTATTAGGAATTACCATACTAAGTGAGAAAGCAGAAGCACTCAAAGAGATGATTAAACTAACTAAAGATTCTATCACTCAAGAGTCTGCTAACATCGAAGCGGCCAAAAGAAGTAACGAAAAAATACAACAAAGTATTGACGGGTTGTTAACAAGACAAAGTGCTTGGAATACACAACATACACAAGAAGTGGAGAAAATTGCCCGTGCTATCGTAGAGCTAGAAAGTGTAGATATTGAAACTGAGCTTGCGAAGCATGCGGAGCTAAAAGCCTATGAAGAAAAGGCAGCGAAGCTGAAAAGCCTAAATAAGGAGCGGGCTACGCTAGAAAGCGCGATAGCGCAAGCAGAGCGAAGCGTTACAAAGTATAACGCTGAGCTTATGAAGTTGGCGAATAAGCAGTGCCATGCTTGTGAACAACAACTACATGATCACAAACATGAAGAAATGACCCAATTGGCTCAAACTCACCTTGACGAGGCCGGAAAATATTTCGACAAGATCACACAAGATTTCAATAAAATACAGACAGAAATCAACAGTTTGGGCGAATTAAATACTCGACCCAACACTTACTATGACACCGTCGAGCAGGCGTTAAAACACCAGAACAATCTAAAGAGTTTAGAAAATCAGCTGACGATCAAGGCAGGAGAGTCTGATCCTTATCAAGAGCAAATTGACGAATTGACCGATACTGCCATGCAGGAAATCACATGGGATCGTGTAAATGAACTAAGTGCAATCAAGGATCATCAAGAGTTCTTGCTTAAACTGTTAACATCTAAAGATTCGTTTATTCGCAAGAAAATCATTGACCAGAACCTTGCTTACTTGAACAACCGTCTAACTTATTATTTGGATAAAATGGGCTTGCCCCATACTGTTTTATTCCAAAACGACCTAAGTGTACTAATTACACAACTAGGACAAGATTTAGATTTTGACAATTTGTCGCGTGGTGAACGTAACCGCTTGATACTATCATTATCATGGGCGTTCCGTGATGTATGGGAAAGTTTGTATCAGCAGATTAACTTGTTGTTTGTAGATGAATTAATAGATAACGGGCTTGATGCATCGGGTGTAGAAGGCGCACTAGCAGTGCTTAAAAAAATGGCACGTGAGCGTAAAAAGAACATTTTCCTAATTAGTCACAAGGACGAATTGATCGGACGTGTGAACAATGTCTTGAAAGTAGTTAAGGAAAATGGCTTTACCAACTATGCCAACGACCTAGAGATCAATGAGTAAACACGTTGAACCTAGTCCTTATCAAAATGAAGAGAGCCATGAACAACTCATGGCGGCTTTCAAGGAATATTTTAAGGCAAATCAAGATTGGCAAGCTAAAGGCACAAGAAGAGCAGGCGAAAATATGCGCTACTGGCTAGCGCAGATTAGAATTATAGCACGAGAACGCCGTACACATGTACAGCAATATCGTGTGTGGTTAGATCGTAACAAGGCAGCAAAAAAGGCAAACCAAAAGGCAAGTGATAGTGAGGACTGATTAACTACATAGTTAATGTCCTGGTTTTATCAAGATCAAATAATAGATACTTTACCCGAAGATTGTGTTGGGTTTGTTTATATCATAACAAACACCGTCTCGGGGCGCAAGTACATAGGCAAAAAACTGGCAAAATTCTCCAAAACTACTTACAAAATAGTAAAACTCAAAAACGGCACTAAGAAGAAAAAGCGAATTCGTAGCAAAATTGATTCAGACTGGCGAGACTATTATGGTAGTAGCCCTGAACTGACCAAGGATGTTGAGAAATTAGGCAAAGAAATTTTTACTAGAGAAATACTTTTTTACTGTAAAAGCAAGGCAGAGTGTAGTTATATCGAAGCTCGTGAGCAGTTTGCACGTAGAGTTCTTGAATCTAAAGACTATTATAATGGTCATATTCAAGTGCGTGTACATGGTTCACATATACTTAAATCTTAATTATTTAGGCCCGTTAATCACCAAATAAGCCCGCACAGGCGTTGCTATTGTGCCCTGAATCCGTTCTGATGTGTGACGGCAAGGTAGTTCTGCTTGGTGACAGAGTTATAAATCACTATCCCTTACCGGACGCTGACGGAATATGCCTCAAATCCGTTTGATTTATAAGTAGGAGAATAAGGCTAAAAGAGGAGTAGTAGCTCCACGGTTATTAAGCGTTTAGTGTTGTTTAATAGCCCGCCGTCATATAAAGACTCAGCTCGTGGTACCGGATGACCGCCACTGTAATGCTGAAACACTAGGGTGATATTGTTCGACTCAGATAATGTCCACTCATTTTGCCCGCTAGGGCAAAGTGTGACTGAACGATCTAGATAATATCTTAACGCTTCGCGTTTAATTAAAGATTTTCTACTTCTAGATAGTTCGAGCCAAAGCGAAGAACAGAAGAACGCAAGTTCTTCTTTGAACTGTCGATAAATATCATTATGAAAATCCACGAATTAGTTGAAGATAATACAAGATCTGATGAAAGCCTTGCTACTTGGCTAGTTAGTACAGGTGCTAAGTTAGGCGGAAAGCAAGCAGTAAAAGCTGGACTTAAAGCGGCACCCACGGCTACTAAACTAGGTTCACAAGCAGTACAAACAGCGGCCAAGAGCAAGGGTGTTGTGGGAGTTGCTGTAGAGTTTGGCCAGCTGGTCAGTAAGATAGTCAAAGTTTTTATCACACTGGGATTTGGTTATAGCGTAGCACAGCCTATTTACAGTTATTATAAAAATGTCACTAAAATTGAAGACATGTATAAAAATGGTGAAGTTACCCAGGAAGAATATCAGTATCAGCGTCAACAACTAATGGGATTGATGATTACACGAGTAGCTGTAGTTCTAGAAGCTGCCGCAATCTTAGGTAGTGCCGCTGGTGTTCTAAAAGTATTCAAAATTCTAATTGGCTGGGTTCCTGGTTTAGGTAAAGTTTTAAGTTCATTAATTGGTATACTGGAAGGTGGTAATGCTGTGGCCGCTGCCGGTGCTATTACTTTGATCAACAGCAAATGGGGCAGTGAGTGGATTACTAAAATTGCATTTTATCATCTTAGTGAAATATTTCCCAGTTTGAAAGGCACTTCATGGGATATGGATCTAGCAGATGTGCTAGGTGCAGGTGGTACATTTATTGTAGATGGTGTTAAGAAAATTTCAGACAGTGTATTAGGCACACACTTACAAGATCCAGCAGATGCTCCTATCAAGAATCAAAATAAACCTAACACACCTACTGATCCTAATGCGGCTGCCGACCAAGCGGCTGGTGATCTTGCAGACAAACAACATAAAGATCAACAGACTAAATCAGATGACAAGTGGGATCAAATAGGTCCTGGTAGAGAACAGAATCGTCGTACTGGTGTAATACGCATGAACGACAAGTATTAAATTAGTGGCATACCACTATTTTTAGTATTTTCAAAGTTGTCGTTGATTATTTCGTAGAAAATTTCTCGGTCGTCACGGCTGTATCGATCTAATAGATCATTTACAGTAACGCCGCCCCGCATGTACCAACTTATTCTATACAACTCTAATTTGAAATTTTTAACGTATTTGTCAAGCCCAATCAGTTCTTGTTCAATTTCCTGGACGGAAAGACCGATTAGGCTGGTTCGAAAAAAGTTGTTTGGTCCATGGTAATTGTGATGTCATTTGCTTCATGACAGTTACTACATTCTAAAGTAAACGTAGGAATCATTAACAAGTCTCTATTTTTTTCAAATTGATCTTTAATACGAGCAAACACACTACGATCGCAATTGGCCAACCATTCATCTATATAAGCACGTTCGGTTACATTAATCTTGGCAGTTTGTACACTTTCGATACTGAGACTATATAATTCATTTTGCATACGACCTAGTTCATCAAATAGACTGTTTAGGATTCGTTGCTGTTCTTTTTCATCTTCTAGTTGTTGTGCTTGCGAGAATTTTTGTTGTAACTGGAAATTTCTCATGCCAAAATCGTTACTTTGTTCATAGGTCAACGGTTGCATTTTGATTACTAGATCATCTAAGACTAGTTCATTAGCAAATTTTACGTTGCTAAAATGTTCCACTAGACGATTTAGATCAACTGTATAGTCGCTAAGTTCTCCACAGTGTTTGCAAGTTTTTTCAACTTCCATGTTAGACCCAAATGTAGCAATGCGTATAGCAGTAAAAATTAAATCAGTATCAATTACGCTAAGTTCCTTGGCATTCTTAATGCTAGGACAACAACTTTCAATAACTCTAATATTGCTTTCTCCAGTGAGCAAGGCATCTGGCGTTTTCATGATAATTTCATCCATGCCAGTCATGCCATAAACTGGTATAGCATTGACATCTCCTGCAATAGTGCCAGGTTTACTGTAAATGCCTTGACTGGGCAACCTTACAAAAATTTTGGGCTGTCTAAAATGTTGTGCTAACGGGTTATTTGCCATGGTTTTGGCTCCTGATAAATATAATATATAGTATTTATATACGCATATTTCTGGTAGAAAATAATGGATGACATTCAACAACAGATATTAGATCAGCTTAAAGAAAACAATAGATTACTTTCCGGCAATCGAGACTCTGGCAATTCCGCGGCTCAAAAATCTAGCGGCGGTAACAGTAATAGTAGCGGAGGAGTTGAAGGATTTGGTAAACTAGGAGAAGCTACTAATAGATTGATGAACAGTCAATACAAGGCATCCGATGCCTTGCAGGATGGCGCCGGTATTGTTAGTAAAGTTTTTCCTAAATTAGGAGAAGCATTCGGCGGAACTGCCAAATATGTAACTGATACCAATGAAGCACTTAAACAAAGTGGCAAATCTGGAGTTAATTTTGCTGGAGATTTAGGTCAGGCTAGAGAAAGTATATCAGGTGCCAGACTTACCATGGACCAGTACAATCAACTGGTTCGTAAAAGCAGTAGTGACATGACTGGGCTTGGTCAAGGTGTGGATCAAGGTACTAAGAATTTCTTAAAATTAAATCAAGCTGTTATTGAACAAACTGATGTTAATGATAGTCTAGCACAAAGTTTGATGCAAAGCGGTGTCACTGCTGACGATTTCAGTAAAGCTACTCAATTGGTAACATTAAACAGTCGTGCAGGACTGTTACAAGACAAAGAACGTTCTGCTCGTGCTGTACAAAGTGCTATCGAACTAGCAGACGAGATGGATCGTTTGGCCAAGATCACTGGTAAGAGCAAAGAACAACAGGCTAGCGACTTAGAAAAACAAATGCGTAAAGCAGACGTTCAAGCAACATTGTTGCAAATGGACGATCAGCAACAGCAAAACTATAAGAAAGCACAATTAACTTTTGGTACATTAGGCGAGGGTGTACAAGATCTAGCTAGTGAAATTGTAACAGGCGGTGTACGTACTAAAGAAGGTGCGGCCGCTATGAGTGCTTTAGGCCCAGCAGGTAAAGAATTTGAAAATGCATTGAAGCAACAGATGGCTGCTCGTACTCCAGCAGAAAAAGCCGCTGCCGAAGCTTCAATGAATCTTGCAAAACAACATATTACTGAATATCAATCCAGTAAAGAATATAGAGATAAACTGGCATATGACCGTAGTGCTAGTGGCGATGCGGCTAGAAAAATGTTTACCGACAACAAAGAAATGCAAGGTAAACTAGAAACAGCGCAATTAATAGAAAAAAAGACTGGCGCACCAGCTAAATCAGAAGATGTAGTAGCCGCACAGCAAAAGGCTGCTGATAGACAAACAAAAGGTCAAGATGTAGATACTGGAAAAGAATTGCCAGGTGCAGGTACGGCTAGGGCATTGAACACTGCGGACATGCAACTTGGTAGTGTGAGTGCTGGTCTGAACAGTAAGTTCAAACAATTGAATGACAATCTTGCCCCTAGTCCAGAAGCTATTAGAAAATTTAACGAAGCGTTACAGAGCAAGGGTCTTGGTACCCAAGAAGGTGTAAACAATGCTATAGGCGAAGGAGTTACGGCAGCTCAGGATCTGATTGGCGTAAAACCCAAAGTTGAAGAATCCAAGATGACCACTAAATTGGATAGCGAAGGCAATATAGTTAAACGTGCAGGTGGCAGTCCAGGAGTACAGGATTTCTTAAAAGGCGGGTCATTTGACGGAATGTTTGAACAGTTTGGTAAAGGTACTCCGGCAATACTACATGGCGAAGAAATGGTTGCCACCAAAGATCAAATGACTAAAATGTTAAGTGGCATGCAAGGGCAAATGCAAGGTGCTATGAAAAGCGCACCAGATCAATTGCAAGGTATGTCAGAGCAAATGCAAGGCATGATGAAAAATATGCCAGGTGTTGGTGGCAGTTTCAATGTTAGCGATACGATGAAAGGCATGGAAGGCGCACAAGGGTTAGCAGTTAAGGAACCTAGTTTAGAAGAATTAAAAAAACAAGCAATGTCTATGAGTGCAACTGCAAGTACCGCAGAAAAAGAAGCACTTAGTAAAAAAATTCAAGCGGCAACTCCTAAGGAAACTATAGATAAGTCTATGCTGGAGAAAAAAGACACAGGCGGTTCTCAAAATCTAAAAAAAGACATTGAAATTCCTGATGAAGATCCTAAAGTAGCAGAAATGAAAAAGGCTGAGCGTGATATCGTACTTGCCAAGAACGATGCACAACGAGCAGCCGCAGAAGAAAAATTGGCTTTTCTTAAAAAACAAGCTATAGATCAAGGTCGAAAAGACGCAGAAGAACGTGCAAAAGCAACTGGCGCTGTAGCTAAAGATACTACAGTAGGTATAAAGGAAAAAACTCCTGAACCACCTAAAACTGAAGATTTCAAAGATGGATCAAAAGATCCTAAAGTATTAGAATTACAAAAACATCTAATTGAAGCTGGTGCCAAGATAAAAGCAGACGGTATCATGGGTCCATTGACTCGTGCGGCCCAAGAAAAATTTGGTAATGTTGGACAAACAGGTTCTGTTACTGCAAAAACAGCTGAAATACCAAAAGTTACACCACCGGCACCTAAAACAGAAGAGGCTAAACCAGCCGAAGCTGACAAACCCAAACAAGAAGAAGCTAAATCATCTGGACCGGTAACAGGAGAAGTAACCATGAAAGACATTAAAGACCAACTTGTTCACTTAAATACTAACATAGAAAAGCTAGTTAATCATAGTGCCTCGTCTGCTGATGCCGCCCATAAGCAGGTTAAAGCTACTAAGAGTTTGAGTGGTAACAGGCTTTAAGGATAAAATTTAATGAGTTGGAAAAAATATTTCACACCAGTAGCTGTAAATGGCGAGATGCTTGGTCCTATAAACGGAACAAACAGTGGTAATCGTCCAGGTCCGGCTCGTAGTAACTATAGTTCTTATCTTCCAGATGTTTATACGGGCAGTCCTAATCGTGTAGAACGCTATCAGCAGTATGAAGTAATGGATTCAGATCCTGAAGTCAATGCGGCTTTGGATATATTAGCTGAATTTTGTACACAAAAATTAAAAGATAGCAATATTCCTTTTGAAGTTAAGTGGAGACACAAAGCAACTAACGTAGAAATACGTGTATTAGGTGAATATCTACAGCAATGGTGTAAACTACAACAATTTGATACAAAGATTTTTCGTATAGTACGTAATACATTCAAATACGGAGACTGTTTTTTCATACGAGATCCTGAAAATCAAAAATGGTCTTGGGTAGAACCAAGCAATTTGACCAAGGTAATTGTAAACGAAAGTGAAGGTAAAAAGCCAGAACAGTTTGTAATTAAAGATCTAGCACCTAATTTTGAAAATTTAGTTGCTACAATGATTACTCCTAACATGAATCCTAAGCAAACTGGTGGTGGTCCATTACCGGCTAGCGGTTATTTAGGATCGAGCGGTAGTCAAAAAGGTAGTACAAGCAGTGGTGGATCTAGTGGAAGCAATCGTTTTGGCATCCAATACAAAGAAAATGCCATAGATGCCAAGCATATAGTTCACTTATCACTGTCAGAAGGCCTAGATCAGAACTTTCCTTTTGGAAATAGTTTGTTAGAAAATATATTCAAAGTATACAAACAGAAGGAATTACTAGAAGATGCCATCCTAATCTATCGTATACAACGTGCTCCAGAACGTAGAGTGTTCCATATTGACGTTGGAAACATGCCAAGTCACTTGGCAATGGCATTTGTTGAGCGTGTTAAGAACGAAATTCATCAAAGACGCATACCTAGTCAAACAGGTGGCGGGCAAAACGTTATTGATAGCGCATATAATCCATTATCAATCAACGAAGATTACTTCTTTCCTAAGACAGCAGATGGTAAAGGATCAGATGTTACCATGCTTGAAGGTGGTAAAAACATTGGTGAAATCGATGATTTGAAGTATTTTACTAACAAATTGTTCCGTGGATTGCGTATTCCTAGCAGTTATTTGCCTACAGGAGCAGATGAAAGTCAAACTGCCTTTAATGATGGTCGTGTTGGTACTGCATATATCCAAGAATTGCGTTTTAACAAGTATTGCGAACGTTTACAATCGCTATTAACCGCAGTATTTGATGAAGAATTTAAGATGTTCATGCACAGTAAAGGCTTGAATATTGATAGTAATTTGTTTGAATTAAAGTTTAATCCACCAATGAACTTTGCAAGTAGCCGTCAAGCGGCTATAGATGCTGAACGTATCAATACTTTTAATACTATACAAGCGATTCCTTTTGTATCAAAACGCTTTGCAATGAAGCGTTTCTTAGGACTAACAGCAGAAGAAGTAGCAGAAAATGAACGCATGTGGGCTGAAGAAAATGGTAAAGGACAGCCAACTACTACAGATAGTGCTGGAGAATTGCGTAGTGCTGGCTTATCTGCTAGCGGAATTGAAGGAGATATAGGTGCTGCCGGAGATATGGATGCTCCTGAAGACATGCAAGATGCCGATACTGGAGAAGCAGGAGCGGTAGGAGGAGCACCGACACAACCTGGAGCACCTCCTGCACCCGGTGGCGCATAAATATCATATGATCCTAAGAGAATTATTTTACATTGATCCTGATACTCGTCATGTTGCAAACGATTTGCGATACGAGCCTAAGCGTGACAATAGTCAAATGCATAGAAGCGATACACGTAAAACAAGATTAACTCTTAAACAACTTAACGAACTGCGTAAGAGTAGTGAAGCGCATATACTAGAACAAGAAAATGAATTAGAATTTATTCATTCTATGTATGCTACTCCTGCTCCTGCGCCAGCACAATAATAAAAACGGCCAGAAATTGGCCGTTTTTGCTATATAAGTACACTATTTTTTAATAATAGTGTAAATAATAAACAGCCTTGTAACACAATTCACAGGAGACTAAACATGACTGACCGCGCTCAATTTGAAGCAATGTTGGAAGCACTTATCAATAACGATCAAGATGCTGCCAAAGAAATATTTCACAATATCGTAGTAGGCAAAAGCCGTGAAATCTACGAAGAATTACTAGCAGAAGATTTTAGCCAAGATACTGGCAATCCTTATTCAAATAAATCTGAAGGCATGGAAGAAGAGGAAGAAGAATCCATGGAAGAAGAGGGAATGGAAGAGGAAGAAGAGGAAGAAGAGGAAGAAGAATCTGCTGGTGAAGAAGAAGAATCAGATGATTCTGAAGACGATTCTGAAGATGAGCCAGAGGATGACGATGGCGAAGAAGAGCCAGATTTTGGTGGCGACGAAGAAGGTGAAGGCGATATCGAAGATCGCGTAATGGATCTAGAAGATGCATTAGAAGACCTAAAAGCAGAATTTGAACAGCTATTAGCTGGTGAAGAACACGAAGAAGAAGAACATCCAGGCGTACACGGTGACGGCATGCCAATGCACGATATCGAAGGTGAAATGGATGAAATGGGTATGCCAGTGATGGAGTATGTTAATAAAGTTGCTCCACCAAAGCATGGCGACAACGGTGTTAACACAAAGTCAACTATTGACAACATGAAGAACGATATGGGCGGTTCTGCAAAGAACATTGCACAAAGTTTTTCAACAGAAAAAGGCGGTACACAAGGTGGTTTGGCCAAGCCAACAACTGGTGATTTAACAGCCGGGTTGGATGTACACAATCGTCCAGGTAGTGATGCAGGCAAAAAAGCATTTAAGAAACAAGTACCAGGTGGTGGAATCGATCGTCAAAGCGGTTTCAATAAGCCAGGTAAGCAAGTTGGTGCAACTGACTCAAGTGGACGCGGCGAAAGCAACACTAAGTCATTGATCAGCAAGCGTGTAAGATAATAAAGAGTACATACTAATATATGTCACTATACCTCCGAGAGAATCTCAGTTTCAACGAAGCAAAAATGATCGTTGAGTCTGATGACAAAGATGGGAAAA